GCGGGGCTCATCTTTGGGAGCGAGGCGGAATGTGGTGAGGCCTGACTCGCCCCTCTTGTAGGCGGCTCGCATGTTGTCAACATAATCCATGAGCTCGCCATACGCAGGGCCCTCGACGTAGGGCCCATCACAGCCGAAAAACGCGTACTTGTTGTGCCACCTCTTGCACCACGGCCAGCCAGGCGAGCGACCGCGCGCAAGGCCTTTTGCCCCAACGACGCCAGGAAGACCCGCGATGGCCTCCCACGTGGTGACCGGGCCGAGATCGTGGGCTTGCATGTCCCTGAAAATTTCTGCGACAACGACTCGCGCACACGCATCAGCACAGTCAGGCAGTTCTGACCACGTGCGCTTCATGTCCTTGATGGCCTGGGTGACCGGGTCGACACCGTTGACAGGCCTTCTTGGAGCTGGGGCCTCAAGACACGGGCCAAAAGCATCTTGGTACGGGGTTGCGACTAATCGCGTGTCCCCTCCATTGTGGAGCGGTTGGTCAAGTACCTCAATGATGCGGTGGCCATGGAAAGTGTCGTCGCCTTGCCCACTGTACGAGACAGCGGCAGCCGTGGCGGGCTCGTGATGCGCGAGGTCTGAAAGGGAGGTGAAATGGGCGGAACCAGGAACATTGGCAGCTCCCGCGGTGTGAAAGCCAGCGAGACGCGGCCCAGCCCTGGAAATGAGGATGATGGGGGCGCCACAGTCGCCAACCATGGTGTGGGCGCTGTGGCGGTAGAGGTGCCGCTTAACGACAGGGAAGCCTTTCGCGCTTGCGTAGCCGATGGACCGCGGATCGGGATCGATCTTCGTGCGCGAGTCGTCTGACCAGCGATGCATGATGGCCTCACCATGCGCCCCGCGAGGGGCCAGGTGCTTGTGCAAGCTCTTGAGCTCGGTGCGAACCGCAAACGTGGCAAGATCTGCAGCGTCATCGACGCGCGCTGGGTACGGCAGTTCAACGCGACGCCCAGATCGGAACACAGCCTCGAGTTTGGCCTTGCGTGACTGAGCCATGTGGATGTAGTGGGCCGGCGTGGCGACAGTGCCCTCGTCCAGAGCTAAACCGTACCCAATGGTCGTGCTGGATCCCTTGTAGCCGATGCGAACCATGTTGCCGCGAATCTTGTCCGAAACCTCATCGAGCTCAGCCTGGGCCTTGGGCTTCTCCTCAAACCACGACTTGAACAGCCCGTGAATTCCGCGGATGGCCAGAAGGCCG